AATATAAGAATACCCGTGTAAGGCATTATTTACAACGCTAGGAAAGTCTATGCTAGCCTCTAGCTCGTCATAGTCCAAGAAAATCAAGTCACGGTAAATTAAACTAGCATTATTGCGCTTGTAATTGCCGTTCTCGTCTCGTTTCACTTCACCACTAAGGCAGTAGGGGGCTGAATTGCGCTTATAATCGTCGATATTTGCACCTTGTGGCACTTTCATAGGTCTACGTTCTGCAACATAGTCAAAGGGGGCTTGTTTATCGAATAAATGTAAGTCATTACCAAAACCCTTACTTTCGTAGATAGGCATTAAATCACCCTCTTTCTAACTTTCATTCCCCATAAATGCATAAATGCCACTTCTAAGGTAATACACTTTGCGTGTCCCCTCTACTGGGGCTTGATAGCGTTTAAGTCCCGCTTCCTCCCAACGTCTTAGGGTGTTATAACTTACCCCTAATTCGTCTTGTACTTTCTGGGCAGATATTAGATCTAACTGTTTGTTATCATGCTTAGAAATGGCTTTAAGAAAGTCTTCAAAACGATTGTCAATGATTCGAAGTAGTTTGTCTTCGAATTCTTCACTTAAAACGTGCATATTATCCCCTTTCTAGCATTTTCTCGTAGTTAGTCACGTCTTCGATAGACTTTAAAACGTCTAATCTTTTCTGTTCATTCTTGACTTGGTTTTCAAGAGATCTAAGCCCCTCTAACAGTTCCTCTCTGGTCTCTGCTATATAGTAACCGCTACGAATACCAACCCTAACACCAATGATAGGAACACCATAGCGAATAACTAGGTTACTGATTGCACTAGATATTAGACGGGAGTTGTAACCCGTGATAGTGGCTATCTCTCCACCAGTCGTAGCGTTAGCACGTCCTTTCTTTAGGATTGCTAGAACTGCCATTTCTGCCTCTTGTAATCTATTTCTTTTCATTTACACCTCTTTCGTGTGTTCCTTGACTGCTTACCATAATTTGCCCATTCATCCACATATCAGTGGCGTCCATTAAAAACTCAAGCACACTTTCTAACTTTTTGCGGTCTTGTGGCGGGTAACAATCTAATTTATTTTCAAGGGAAAAAGCTAACATAGTGTTATAAGCCTCTTCAAGATCTAAGCCAAAGTTTTTAGCTCTTTCTGCTGATAAGTTAAATTTTTCTGTCATGATATTCCTCTTTCTAGTTGTTATACTTGCCTTGAGATTGAATATAAGCCCCGTAGCGTGTGCCTACGGTGCGCGTGGTGTTATCTGTCATGCTATCAGTTTTAGGCTCTATATCGAGCTGAAAATAGCTCTTTTTAAGCCATAAAACAGTTAAGGCAAGCGTTAAAATGATAGCTAGGATAAAGAACTGGTTTGCTGATAAATTCAATTCAGTAGCCATGATTTACCCTCCTTTTTCCTCTGCCTCGTATGCTCTTAATTCCTCTGGGTCGTCACATTCGAGTAGGTAAAAAGCAATTCTGTCTAGGTCGTTAGAATAAATTTCTGCCATATCAAAGACTGTTTCCAGAAAGTTCTCTGTTTCAAGGCGTAGTATACCGTTATCAGCCCCAGCGTGCTTTGCGATCATAAGAGTGTTAGCGTGGTGGCGTAGTGCTTGTAAACCAGTCATGATGTCATGTAATTCAAGACCTAGCTTGTTAGACTGTTTAACTGTGATTGTATTTTTGTTTTCTTTTTTCTTTGTCATGTTATTACCTCAATTCTTTTTTTACTGGTTATAGATTTTTTCTGTGATGCTTTATCCATTTTTAAGAGGTAGCGCTCTAAGTAGGGGTATGCGATACCAGCAATTCATGTTATAATTGAGGTATCTTTATAAGTGTTCTAAAACCCGACATAATATGGCTTGCCTGCCAGTGTGTTGCGTTTTAGTTGTGGATAGTTAAAGGCTTGTGAGTTTGGCGACTGCTGAGCCTTTTTTTGTTGTCTTATTCCTAATAAAATAATTCATCAATAGTGATATCGGGTTTAATTTTAGCAACCATAGTTTTTATAGCTATTCTTTGCTTGTCGCTAAATGCAGTTTTACCAGTCTCTTTGTTGTTATATGACTGAACAGAAATATTTAGTTCTTTTGCCATATCACGCTGAGTCTTACCTAACATTACTCGATAACCTTTTAATTTCGTCATGCTATTTATTCCTTTCTTATTTTTGATATCAGACATTTATGTCCGATTCGAGAATAGTATAGCAGACTTTTTTGTACGATGTCAAATAAAAAATTGTTATTTGTTAGGACATTTTTGTCTTTTTTTATGTTACAATCAATAAGAAAGGTGATAAGTATGAGTAAATTAAGAAAATTACGAAAAGCAAAAAATATGACTCAAAGCGAGTTAGCAAAAGCGATAAAAGTATCTGAAAAAACTATCTCACGTTGGGAAAAAGATAAAACATTGATGAAAGCCAATAAAGCAAAAGAGTTGGCTGACCTCTTCGGGGTAAGCGTTGGATATCTGTTGGGATATATTGATGATTCTGAAATATATGACGATGAAGTTGTAATAGAACCTGAAAAGGGGATGATTTTAACTCACTCTTTGGAACGTTCTAACAAAAAGCTCCAAGAAATGATGTTTAAAGACTTCATTACATTTTTCCGTGATAACAGTATCTTCATCAGCGATGCTGAAATTTTGTCTCTATATTCTATGGTGCAGGCTGCCAATCTCAATAATGCCACCCCAAGAGGCAGACACTTTACCGATTTGATTTTTTCTGATAATGACGAATCAAAACAAATAATTGATGATTACTCATTAGTTTTTGGTAATGAGTTTGCTAGAAACGATTTAGAGGAGCAAATCCACGGTTATATCTATGATGAAACAAACTCTAAAGAAAAAACTGAAAAACTCTTGAAAGTCTTACAATCAGCGTATGGAGAACGCGACTACCTAGATTAGTAAGGTTACCATCGTCAAAGTCGTAAGCCTATATAGACAAAAAGACTAATCTATTGACCATATACATAAACCAATCTAAACCCGATATAATATGGCTT